TAATGGCTGCTAAGAAGAAAGTATCCAAAGCCGCTGCCGCAGTTAAGCGAGCAGGGGTTAGCGGCGTTAACAAGCCCAAGCGGACACCTAATCACAAAACCAAAAGCCACGTTGTAGTGGCGAAGGTTGGAGACACGGTAAAAACAATACGCTTTGGCCAGCAGGGAGTTAAGGGCGCGGGGAAGAACCCTAAATCAGCCAAGGATAAGGCTCGCAAGAAGTCTTATTACGCAAGGCACAACGCTCAGGACTCAAGCCCCAGCAAGTTGTCGGCCCGTTACTGGTCGCACAAAGTAAAGTGGTAGCATGGCAATAGTAGACAGAGGCAGGTTAGTAGATGGCATCACCGCCCTAGATGGCGGGATGGATAGCGGTCGTTCGCCTAGCATGATTGCGCCGAATCAGGTGCAGTACGCTGGCAACGTAGCATTCCGTGGTGGGTTCGCTAAGACGCGACCGGCGTTTAAGCGTGTTGGCCTAACCGGCTTCTCTACTGCTGCCGCCGCTAAGTTCCAAGGCTGCGGGTACTTCGATTACTACGACGGTCAAATCATATTTGTAGCAGGAGGCAACACCTACAAGATTGTGCCACCCTCCAGCGGTACTGACTGGGTCTGCTCAGACATCACCAACAGTAAGACCCTCTCAGCCACTCGTGACCGCGTTCACATGGTTCAGGCTGAGAACAAGATTGGTAGCGGCTCAGCTACTAGCCACATGGTTATCCAAGACGGCACTACCTCGCCGTTTATTTGGGACGGGGCTTCAGCTAGCTATGCTAATGAAACTACTGACGCACAAGGAAACGTAGTGGGCGTACCTACTGGAACCGGACCGATGGCGTTTGGTCACGGTCGGCTGTGGGTGGCTCAAGGCCGCAGCTATGTTGGCTCTGATATTTACGGCGGCACTAACGGCACACTAAAATTCACAGAGAACACCTACCTAGCTGGCGGCGGGTCATTCTCCGTTCCGGTATCTGCCGGTGACATTACAGCTATGCGCTTTGCTGCCGCACCTAACACCGCGCTAGGTCAGGGTGAGCTGATCGTTGCCACCGATGACGCCGTGTTCACCGTTAACGTGCCGTTAGACCGGACTAGCTGGTCAGCTCTCAGTGACCCTGTGCAGCGCGTGGCGTTGATTAACAACGGGTCAATGTCCCACTTTAGCACTGAGCTAGTTAACGGAGACGTGTTCATGCGTAGCCGTGATGGTATCCGCAGCGTGATTCAGGCGGTACGCGACTTCAACCAGCTAGGCAATACGCCGATCAGCTCGGAGATGCACCGCGTGTTCAAGTACGACGCGGCTGAGTACCTGAAGTACAGCTCCGGTGTTCTATTCGATAACCGCTACCTGCTGACCAGCCAAAGCAGCCACGACAATACTAAAGGCGTGGCATACGCTGGGCTGGTCAGCTTAGATTTCAACCAGATTAGCAGCATGAAGGGCAAGGCTCCGCCCGCATACGACGGCTTCTGGACGTTAGACGTTACGCGCTCAAGCGTTAAGAATGACCTAGAAATATACCAGCTAGTTAAGGGTAGGTTTAAGGGAGTGGAACGCTGCTTTGCTTTTGTTCGGCCCAAGTACCTCTCGTCGGGAGACATAACCTATGGCGACACGGAGCTATGGGAGTTGACACGAGATGACAGCACTTATGTCGAGGACTTAGACATCGACAGTGACGGCGGTTTTATCGAGAACAAGATTACCTCCCAGATCGAAACTCCTAGCTTTGACTTCAATCAGGTCGGTGCTGCTAAGGTGCTGGAATCTGCTGACCTGTGGGTTGATGAGCTGACCGGAGGCACGACAACTTTCAATGCCGACTTTCACCCTGACCAGTATCCGTGCTGGGTTAATTGGCAGAGCTGGTCGATGATAGCAGAGGGCGGCTCCCCAGCTAAGCCAGAGAACGTAACGCTCACCGGCACTGGCTCTGTGGCTTTAGGTGGAGACGTGCTGACTGGAGTTGGCACAGCGTTCACCACTGAAATAACAGTCGGTGACGTTATTACTGTAGGTGGATACAGGTTTTCTGTAGATGAAATAATCTCTGACACTTCTGCGGAGCTAGCAACTACCGCAACTTCTGCTATAACAGGAGGTGCTATTGTGCGTGTAAGCACAACCTGCAACGATTTAGTAACCTACGAGAAGCAGTACAGGCCGAGACTAAGGCTGGGAACGCCTTCGAGCGCGGAGGAGCCAGCAGTAGGCAAGCCGTTCAACTTTGGATGGGAGTTCGCCGCAAGACTTCGGTGGACTGGTCATGCTAGAATAAAGCTGTTCAGGCTTAACGCTAGGGAAACACAAGAAGAACCATACGCTGATGTTAACATTGACGGCGAGAGCAAGGCGATTGCCTGCGACTGCCTAGCTGGAACCAGCGGAGCAACGAATCAATAGATATGCCAAACTGTAACAGTATAAGTAACACTCAAACTGTAACGATAACGGGTTCAACCCTCACGAGTGGGTTTTGTCACACTAGCTTACAGTCAACCTTTGACGAGTTTATCACTAAAACTAGTGGCACATTGGGGAGCTATAATGCTTCGTTTTTTGCTGGTGACTGGAATCCTGATGGGCCGAGCGGTATGCCCCCCTCTGAAAACAACTCTAAGTTGTGGTTCAGAGTAGACGCCAACGACTGCAATAAGCCTCTTGGTTGGTATATGTATTCCAGCGACACAAGCTCGTGGGTTCCACTAAGAAGCGGCCCACCAGTCGGCTCAATATCAATGTGGTACACCAGCACTGCCCCAACTGACTGGCTCATTTGCGACGGCACAACTTTCTCTGCTACAGACTACCCAGACCTTAACACCCTACTAGGAGGAAACACGCTTCCAGACCTGAAGGGCCGTATGCCCATTGGTGTAGGCCAGCAATCAAATACTAAGTGGGACTCAACTGCTGAAACCTACACAGCAGATGGCACTGACTTTGCATTAGCTGGCTCTGGCGGTACTGAAGATCATAAGTTACTAGAAGCTGAAATTCCTTCGCACGATCATGGAATGCCTACATCCGAAAATGGAATGCGAACGACTACTAACACACTGGGAGGCAACAATGACCACGCCGTTAGCGGTGGTGGGGCTGTAGGCAAAGATACTTTCGAGGCATTCGGCGGGACATCCCCGCACAACAACTTACCTCCGTACCTTGCATTGAACTTTATCATCTGCGCTAAATGAAGATCACACTAGGCGACATCAAGACTAACGTAGCACGCCTGCTAAGCATGAGCGGCACAGACGCTCGCGTTACTGACTACATCAACGAGGCTCAAGAGCGGTTGCTGTACAAGGGCAAGTGGGCAGGCACATACGCACGCTACGCCATCAACTCCAGCAACGGCACGATCACATGGCCGCGTGAGCTGGAGACGATTGAGTCTGTCGCCGTAGCTGATGACCCTGCCATTGTTCGCAACGAGTGGTTCGAGTTCCTTGAGAGCGGATACGGGATACAGGACAGCACAGACTCCGACGCTAAGACACTGATAGATCGCGGTGAAGCCTGCGTGTTTAGTGACATTGCAGGCACAGATAAGAAGCTGCGGTTGTACGTTAACAACCTTAACGACGCTGGCAAGCGTGTTCTCCTTCAGGGGTACGATCACGACGGTAACTGGATTCGCACACAGGACGGAACCAACTGGGTGGACGGTGAGTACGTCACACTGACTACCACGTACGTTGATACTACTAACCTATTCTCTGAGCTGGTTGGAGTGCAGAAGGACGACACTGTAACTAACGTAAAGCTGTACGAGTACAAGCCTAGCGACAACACCCAGAGACTTATCGCAGAGTACCAGCCTACTGAGTCACGCCCCGTCTATCGCCGCTCGCTGATAGCTGGGTTAAAGGATAGCGACGAGGATCGCGTTGTCACCATCGTTGGCAAGCTGAGGTTTGTGCCAGCTAAGCAGGATACCGACTGGCTAATGATTTCACATGAGGCAGCACTGAAAGAGATGGTGCTGTCTATCCGCAAGGCGGAGAACAATCTACCGCAAGAGGCTGCTATCTATGAGAAGCGGGCTGTTGATCTTCTTCAAGAACAGCTCTTGCACTACATGGGTGATGGAGCAGTGGGAGTACCACGGTTCCAGAATGTAGCAACCTTTGGCGGTGGAGGCGTAAGCAATTTACAATAGGATAAGATATGGGATTCCTCTCTAAAATATTCGGCAAGAAACCTAAAGTGCCTGAGTTCAAGCCTGTCGATTACGACAAGGAGTACGATGCCACGATGGACTACAACGAGGAGAACATCGAGCGATTCGGTGGCATCTCCCGTAAGGCGCAGGAGCAGGATCAGCAGGCGTTAACCCAAGGGCTGCGTACTGCCATTCCTAACTATGACGACTTGTTAGCTGCTGAGTTCGACATCACATCATCGCTGCTGCGAGGTGAGTTGAGCAAGCGGGAGCAGGATCGTCTGCGTGATCGCCGTGCTGCGTTAGGTTTATCCAGCGGCACACAGGACGCTGACCTTACGCAGTACAGCTACGCCCGTGACCTTGGGTTAGCTGAGCGTGACCTAATCAATCAGGGCATGGCCTACGCTGACAACCGTATCCGTCGTCAGTCTGCGTTCGTGGCACAGCCGGTGAGCGTTACCACTATGTTCCAATCTCCGCAGCAACGTATTGCTCAGAAGATGAGCGAGCGTGATAGCAAGTTCAACCGCGACTTCGCTGCTAACAAGGTGGCTGCTGCGCCTAGTCCGGTTGCT